TGACGCCCGCTTTCCTTGACACAGATAAACATGAAGACGGGTATTTTGTTGGCGGACCAAATGAACAGAGTATTCCTTATGGTGCTGGTAGTAATGATGTTAATGTTCCACTAGGAATTAGGAATTACTTCAATGATACTCAACCAGAAAGTGACGTTAGCGGCAGAACTTTATTGAGTCATCCAGCATATAATTTCACTGCCGATGATCCTGGTAGGGATAAAATTTATCCTCATGATCATGGCACATTTGATATTGAATTTGATTCAACCAGATTGAAACCGCAGTCAAGTATTATTGCTAATGTCAATCTACCTCCCAGCACAAATCCAGATAACTCGGAGAATGCAGGAGCATTAAAAATTGATTTCACTACTGCACAACCCAAACTCACCTGTATATACATTATCAGAGCGTACTAATGGTAAGGTCTAAATCTACTAACTACACAAGAAATAAGTCTTTGTTTGGTGGTGTTCCTGGCACCATCCAGATTCACACGACCCCTGGCATTGGTGTTAATAATGATCCTAACACAGCAAAATTTAAAGATGATTTGCCTGGTGGATTCCTGAAGTGTGATGGATCGGTACACAATGCAAAAGATTACTATCTGCTAGCACAGATTCTTGGTGTTGGTGAAGAGTGCAGATTCAAGAAAGAGAAAACTAATTTAAGAGATGCAGATCCAGAGACAGGTGATCTTGGTAGTTTTCAGTTGCCTGATCTAGGATCTAAAGTTATTATTCCTAGTGGTGGTAGTGGAGACTATACTAATGTCTTCATGGAAAATAAACCCAACACAACAAAAGTTGGTGTGGAGACTCAAGCAATCATTGAAGGTGAAGAGAATAGAATCTTTGTCAATTATACTTCTGGTTCTGCTAGTAATAATGGTATCGCTACTTGGAGTGGATACAATGGATCTGTAGGTGGCGGTGGTGCTATTACAGGATTCTTAATGCGTCAGGTAACAGACGTGAACGGTGATGCTCTTTCGCCATCCACATGGAGTGGCGACCAATTTGGTGATTATGGTTATAGAAATGCTCCTGGTAATAGTACCAACTGGTGGAACAATGCCTTTGAAAATATCACAGGAGACTTCAGAATCAGGAGAAACAATAGCGGCAATACAGATCGATTAACCGATGGTGTTGGTTGTGTCATGAATGTCACAATCGAACCAAACCAAAGACCAAATGGTCAATTCAATAGGTCAAAAGTTAGACTTAATGCATACGTTAATGGTCAGAGAGGATCTGGATATCAAGTAGATGACGAGTGTTCAGTTGTTGAGTGGGATGACCTGGCAGGAACAGGTAATAGAATTTTTAAAGTTACATCAGTTTCTCCAGCAATTGAGTCTGAAGGATTCAAGACAGGAACTACTGATGCTTGGTTCTACAATAATGCTGGTTCTGATTTTTGGCAGGACACAGGGAGTCAGTATGATTATTGGGAAGATGATCGCGATTTTGTAGAAGAAAATTTCCAGATGCAAGGTGGATCTGGTGCTGGTGCAGTATTTAAAATTCGCATGCAAGGCGATGAAGGTGGCAGAACAAAGTGGAAGATTCTTGCTATCATCAACCCTGGTGAAGGATATCAAGCGGGTGATAAATTATCCTGGAACTTCAATACACCATGGCGCATTACAAATGGGCATAATGGGAATATCTCACTCGAAGATGATAATGGTGATGGTGTAATTAGGGTAGATGGAACTAGCTTTGGTGCATTGCAAGCTGGTATGGAAGTCGAAGGATCATCTTCAGACATCAACTTCAATGGAAACTTAAGATACAACATGATCAGAGAGACTGAAGGTTATGTCTTAACCATCGATGAGTTTCAGGCACACTCTCACCGTGTTGACGCTAATGTATTGAATTACACTGGAAACTATTCTACTGATGGTCAGGGAATGACAGGAAGTCTTGATACTTCTTTCTCGGCTAACTCTGATGGATTCAATAGTATTGATGAAACAACTATCAATATTCCTAATGGAGATGCAAACCACTCTCATAGACTTCAGAGACCAACAGCGTATAACCAAAACTTTGTTTACAATTATAGTCCATTCAATATTTCTACTGACAACATGCAATCATACATTGATGTTGATGTAGAACGAGTTGATGTATTAAATCAGGTTGTTACTCCATTCATTATGGTTCATTACATCATCAAGTTCTAGACGGGAAGTAGAAAATGGGATGGCAGTGCTACATTTACACATCGTCTACCAATCATTACGTTAGTAATGCTGTAAAATACATCTGCTACATGGCAGTTGGTGGAGGCGGCGGCGGTGCTCGCCCTGTAGCTGGTTTTGGTAGAAGTCCAACGGGAGGTGGATATAGTTGTGCTCCTGGCACGATAGGATATGGTGGAAACCCAGGAAATCTAAATTCTGGTGGATCTGGTGGTTATGGAACATATTCATATGGTCAGAGTGGTTATATTAACTATTCTGGTGGTGAATATGCTCGTGCTAACTCTGGATATGGACCATATGGATATGGTGGTGCTGGTCAGTGGAGATCACCTAACTTTACTGGTGGCGGTGGTGGAGGCGGCGCTAGTCGCATTTGTCAAGCGCGTGGATGGAATGGTGCTGTACCTAATAACTCGTACTACTTACGTGTTGGCAATGGTGGTCAACAGGGTGGTAATGGTTATAGAAGATTTGGTAGACATGGTGCTGTATATGTTTGGCAGCAGAACTATGAACAACCTTCATTGAGTTTATCTGTTTCTCCTACTGCTATCATCGAGGGACAGACTGCAACTATTTCGTGGTCTGCTGGTGGAGATGTAGATGGAGTTCGTAGTCCTGAACTGGGACAAAATCTTGCCACATCAGGATCTGTAGTGGTGTCTCCTAGTAGTAACCAAAGGTACACAGTTGTTGCATATAATCCTGTTTATGAGAGATCACGTTTTATTGATCTCACTGTATATCGAATACCAACTGCTACACTAACAGCAACACCTTCGACTATTGTTGTGGGTCAATCTGCATCTCTAGACTGGACTTCTTCTGATGCAAATAGTGCTAGTATTAACCAGGGTATTGGTTCTGTAAATTTAAGTGGATCATTAACTGTCTCTCCTACCACAGATATAACATATACACTTTCAGTTACTGGTAATGGTGGAAGTGGTAGTGACACCGCTACTATTACTGTGTTAACAATACCTACCTTAAACGTAGTAGCACCAGTATCAGTGGACTACGGACAGGATATAACAATCGAGGTTAGTGGTACAAACACAGATCCTTCTGGAACTGGTGTTACTCTTGTGACTGTGCAGACTGATGAATATGAGGGACCTGGTTCTACACTTTCTCCTATTAGCATACCAAACACCACAGGAAATTCTTTTAGCACCCAGTATGTTATTCCTGGAAGTAGTCTTCCCTATGATACTGTGGGACCAACAGCGTTGGAATTACAATTTACTGCTGATGGATATGGATCTCTGATTGTGGAGGTAACCAAGAATATTGATATTGTTATTGACATGACTCCTGATGCTATTGACATTCCGTCGTCGGAAGATAAATTCCTTGGTGAAGAACCTGTCATTACTCCTGATGTACAGGTCACATCGGAAAATATTGTGATCAATGATATAGATATACCAGTGGAAATTAAAGCCGATTCACCTATTCAGGTTGAAATCGATGGTGATGATAACTGGGTAAACATAAGACAAATCTAATGCCAACATTTTCTAACTACAGCCCAGGAACTCATTCATACACAATCCCTGCAGGTGCGACGGAGGTATCTTTTAGCGTAGCAGGTGCAGGTGGTGGTGGATCAAAACCTGTTGGTGGAGAATGGTATCACGATGACGGTGGTGGAGGTAGAGCAGGTAACTTTACTATTGGAACTAGATCTTATCAATACACTCTAACCTTTTATATTGGTGGAAAGGGAGGAGACGGATTTAATAATGCTGGTGGCGGCACAGGATCTGGAGGCGGTGGTGGTAGTTCTCCAGTAGCAGGTGGTGGATCTGGTCACCGTTCTGGAGGTGGTGGCGGTGGTGCCAGTGCTGTTTATGACAGTGGTGTTAATAGATATATTGCATGGTGTGGCGGCGGTGGTGGCGCTGGTAG